GAAAAAGACAGGGGGGGTGAACTTAGTACCTAAAAAACTGCCTTGTGAGCGTGATCCTTTACGGCTATTGCACATTTTGCAAGCGCTGACTAGGTTGTCTAAACTCATAGCCTGATCAGGATGATCTCTAATATTAAGAACGTGATCGACTGTATCTGCATCCTGCCCACAGTAGTAGCAGACATAACCATCCCTTGCCAGCACTACCAATCTCAAGGCTCGCCAAGCTCTAGTGTCTCTAGGATCTTTAGGCATTCATTGCCATCCCTTAGTCTTTAGATGATGCAATGCACCACAGTAGTTAGGCTCATCATACTCTGTCCATCCATAACGATAACCTACATAATGCCAATACATCCAGAACTGCTTAATAGGTGTTGATACTTTCAGGCTCTCAGTCTTCATCTGATAGAGCCCATATACCTGCTTAGTACCTGCCTTGTTACCTACAGCCTTATAGTCCCACCTGGACTCTCTATGTACTATCTCGTTATGACATGCATATTGCTTATCTGTGAGCTGATAGTTAGCTAACTTCTTTAACTGCTTAATTGCAAGGTCTGACGCCTGTGCATCTAGGGGCATTGCCATAGATAGAGATATCCCAATAGCGAGTGCTAACATGCGGGCTGTCCCTATCGGGCCCGCCTTGAGCCCCTGATGGGCTCTAGCCCTGAGAGTACAGCACGTGTCAAATATGTTCATGTGTAGCATCTCCTATAATCTCATTATGTGAAATGTGAATTAGATCACTATCTATTGTCTGTTGAATAGAAGCCCTCACCACGAAAGGCCACGCTAACACTTGAATAGACCTTGCTCATCGAGCTGTGACAGAATGGGCATTCTAAATCGTGTGGTTCATGAATAGACATCCACTTCTCGATTCTGGCATTGGACTCGCAATGCTCGTTATCACACTCGAACTCATAAGTTGGCATTAGCGGACCTTACCAATTTGTAGGTTGGTTAGTGCCTTTGCATTATCAACACCTATGGCAATGAATATAGTTCTAAAGGTTATTTGGTTTTTTGAGCCATCAGGTCTATCGAATTTGTTATTATACAAGTCTAGGCATACAGCGTCGGCTTTATCCCATAAACGATCGAACCATTGGCCTCTAGTAACTGGCACTAATGCGATACCATTGCCATGCTCAATAAATTTATCAACCCAAGGAGTTGGCTTACTGTATGGAGGATTCATCCAAACTCGACCAAACCAAGGTTGAGCCAGAGAATCATCCTCTATTGAATAGTGTTTTAGAGCTGGAATGTGAGCTATACCAGATTTGGGTGCGCATACATCTAGGTCGAATGTGAGACCCAATCGCTCAAAGACCCAAGCAGGCGTATATTGCTCATCATTTTTATTTAAGATTTCTGAGTTATATTGCATCTGGATCGACCTCACATGTTCTGCATGTTTCGGTAAACGCCCATGCGCCACACATCTTGCATCTCATAGGTTCAAGTGTACCAATATCGCCCTTATAATCCCCGTAACCTGCCTTAAGCAATAGATCGACCAGATCACCTAATCGCATAAATGCAAGGTACTCACTAGGAGCCTTCTCCCCTTGACCATTTAAGCGACTAACTACTATAGGCAAGTCACCAGCTTTACTTGCCCTCTTTGTGACCTGATCGATCCACGCCTTAGGCTGGAACGCCGATCTAGCTTTAACCTCCATGTCGAACGGGACATGTGTTATATCTTTTCCAGCCCCTCGACCGATGTCAGCATGTGGCCACCATTCCGATAGGTAACGGGCGACTACACGCTCAGTCGAGAATCCTCGATACTTACGGCTTTGTGAGGCCATTGACAGCGTGACACTTGGCGCATGACCAGCTCTTATTAGCCAGATTTACCTTTATATCTTTGTAGGGAATTGCATCATTGCATAAGCAGCATCTAGTTGTGAATGTAAATTCCTCAAGAATTGCTATCACTTCCTTCGATCGATGGATCTCATCCTCTGTAGGAAATGACTCCCACTCGCCATCTTGGTTCATGAATTGTAAGCGTCCCATTACACTCTCGCCTTCTGTCGTTGCCATGATCCATCTTTAGCAATCTCATACCAGATCACATCGTTAGGCGACTCGCATCGACCACCAATCTCACCTGTCACAGCAGCCTTGCACTTCATGTGACCCCATGGCTTGCCAGCCTTAGTAGTGCCTGTCTTCCACATCATCTCACCATGCTTGCAGACTGGGATATCCCTGTCGGTCTGGCCGCCAATGATCTCTTTCACCGTCGATACAGCTTCCCCCATTGTGGGCGGCATAGTCGCTGGCTTGATAGTCCATGGTTCGTCTTCCTTTACTACTGGGATGTAAGTGCCAGACGTCGCTGTAATCTTAGCCTTCACCTCATCGATCGTTGCCTTTACTTCATTCGCTTTATTAACTTTAACCATTTCTTCTCGTGACGCTCGCTTTCCCTTTGTTGCATATCCTGCGTTAGCAAGCGCTCGACCGATAGCACTAGTTTCACAATTTTCCAGCGCTGACGTTGCATTAACACCTCGACCTTGAATAGTTTCCTCTGCAAGTCCTGTAGTCCAGGGACGAACGTCAGCCTCTGTGCGATATAAAGCAGCCTCAACAATGAAACGGCCAGAGGCTGAATCAAGTATCTTTGTATGAATCTGTCCATCGGGGTAATCCTTCCAGAACTTAATAAGTCTTTCTTCTACGGTCTCATAATCTTCCAGATTAAACATACTGCTCATCCCTTTCAGTAATTAGTTCACAAGCTAGTGCAAGGTAAGCACACGCGTCGATATAGGAGTCAACGTGATCTGCTGTTTCTTGTAGTCGTGCGAGCTTGACTTCGACCATTGCCAGACACGCTTGATGGTCTGAGATTGGTGTCTCAAGCATCTGTTGAAGTCGTAGTGCGATTCGAGTCTGATTGATACGAGGATGACCATATATTCGTCCTCGGTCTCCAATGATGTCAGTAGCTGATAATAGGACGTCACTTGCTTTCACACTCTCACCCTTTCTTTCGATGCGTAGTAATCTCTGACTGACTTACGGCCTTGAAGATACCCCACGCGAATGCCGACGATACGGCCTACATGGAAATATAGTGCAGATAGCACGATCATTACAATAAAATCGCCTAGTGATGGATCGAACATTATGCCACCTCAACTTCTGCGATTTCTAGTGGGACTATATAGCCAAGCTTTGCCATAGCCTGCATCTGCTTTTCGGCCAATTTTAGCGAAACGTGAAAAGTCGCGTTAAGTTCTGGACTAACGCTGCCACCGGATATATTGCGAAAAATAACTGCATGCGTAAAGACTTTCTTTTCTGACTTACGATACAGCTCGCAATCTTTAACCTTAAATACTGTCATTTTGCTCCCTTTATGAACGCCCTTCGTTCATGGCATTAGTCTCTCACGCCCTAAGGGGGAAAAGTCAGATATTTAGATAACGATATGGTAACGATTCTAAGGCGTCGATGTGATCATCGATGTCCCGATCAAGCTCGTTATCTAGGTCGTCCATAGCGCTTGCCTGAGACTACGAAAGTCCCATCCTTCTCGATGTAGATGAGATCAACCTGCACATTCTTGCCCTCGACATACATGATGGCGAATGCCTGCTGCCAGTTAGCCGAGCCCTTTGTGTATGAGGCCTTGCTAAAGTCCATAAGGTTGCCTACTTCTACGCCATGCAGGACACGCCCTATACGGCCTCCAGAAGCCTCTGAGAAGGACGATCGCCCTGCTCTGTGTGTGTGTCCAGAGATAACGCTCTTACCATGCCTACGGGCTGCCTCAAGGGCTGAAAGACCACCCTGAGACTTGATAGGTGTATGGTCGCCGTGGACTGCGATCCAGTTAGGAGCAATGTTATACGGCTTCTTATGAAAGGTGATCTTTAGCTCATCGAGGCGCATAAACTTCTCGAACCTAAGTTCCGGCAATGAAAGGAATGACGGGATCTTACGCATAATCTGCGTATATAGACGGTCTGTGTGATTAGACCGAATCATCTGTGTTACTTGTAAATCGTAAAGTACCTGAACAGCTTCATCGCGATCATCTCCCAGAGTTTGCTCATAGGCTTCTGGCGTCCCTTCTGACCACTTGCTAATCGTGTTAAAGTCAATCTCGTCACCTATTGTGACTACTTCATCTGGCTTAAAACTGCGGATAAATTGTGCTACATTTTTTACAGCTACTCGATCATGAAAGGGAACCTGTAGGTCACTTACTATGACAATTCGCTTCATCTAATCCTCGTCGTCGTCCTCATAGGGTAAGCGATCCACTCGGTCAGGGAGCGCAGGCAGAAGCCAGTCAGGATAGGCAGATCGTTCTGTGATAATCCCTAAGCAAAGATCGACAGCAAAGCCTGCACGTCGTAGAGCTCTGTAGAACTCATGCATAGAGATCGCATAGGCATCTAGTGCGCTATAGGTATCAAGATCAATGACCTTCTTCTTTGCCATGTTTAAAATTATCGCTCAAGAAGTATGTTGTAAATCTCATCGACACGCGAGTTCAGTCTCTTAATTTCAGAGAGCAAATGAGTAATGACATAACCTGCCAGCCCACCAATCACGGCAAGGCTTGCGAAGTACAGCGTAATTAGATCATTAGTGGTCACTTCTTAGGGCTCGCGTATCCGAACACTCCAGCTACTACGGAGCCAAGGATGGCGCGATAGTCTAGGGAGAAGTTAGAAGTAGTGCCCCATACGCATAAGAATGCGCCTACTGCGATTATTGCTGGATGCTTCATGTTCATTTATTGTCCACCTATCATCGGTATAGTAAAGAATTGAGAGTCTTCGTCGCCCTTGATAGTGAAGCTGATATGCGCGTGATGATTATGCTTATTGATCCC